GGCTTCCATCGCCGCCACCGCCGCGTCGCCCTGGCGCTCCTCGATCGCGGCGGTGAGGTGATCCATCGCGCGGGCGACGGGCCGGGAGACGTGCTCCAGGCCGACTTCGGCGGTGGTCTTGGTAGCGGAAAGCGACATCGCGTCCTCCTGTTGGAGAACGCATAGCAAAACGCTACGTCATCATCAATAGCAAAATGCTACGGCCCTTGAAGCGCCCTCAACGCGGCGGCGGCATCCCGCGCAGAGCCATCGACCACTTCGGCGCACTGCTCGGCTGAAAGCGCGCGACGGGAGGCGTCCCTGCGCCCCTCGCCATACTTCTGGACCCAGAGCGCGCGAAGGCGGCGCGGCAGGTCGCCGCCGGGCTTGGCGGCGACACCCGTCAAATCCGCGACGGCCTGATCGGCGCTGGCGCGGTCGTAGAACTGCTCGCAGAGCCCGACCATGTAGGCATACTCGGCGACGGCGGTGGCCGCGTACTTGGCCGAGTCCGGCGCGTCATGGACTGACGCGGCGCCCGCGATGGCTGCAGCGAGCGCGGCGCCGATCAAGCGGCGGTCCTCCGGATGATTCGGCGGGCCTGGCGGGGAGGGATGATCGCCGTGATGTGCGCCGCCCACATGACCCGGACGCCCTGGCGCAGCGGCGCGCTGATCGACCAGAGGTCGTAGAGACCGGGCGCGCTTCCCCGCAGGAGGCGTTTGACCACGACCTCGCCGGTGTCCAGTTCGGCCACGACGTAGTTGCCGAGCATGTCCTCGGTCGGCGGGGTCCGCTGGTCCTCGAAGTAGATGAGCGAGCCCTCGGGGGCCAGATCGCCCATCGACGTTCCCCGGACCTCGAGCGCAACCGATTCGGGCGCCCCGCCGGGAGGAACGGGCGCTTCGTCATGTGCCCCCTGTCCATGGGCGAAGGCGACCCTGCCGTCCGGATCCGCCGCGACGAAACCGAGGATCGGCACCGTGGTCTCGCCGGCCGCGCGCTTGGGGTCCGGCCCTCCGAAGAGCAACCAGTCGCGGCTCACGCCATACCGGCGGGCGTAGCGGGCGGCCATGTCAGGAGCCACCCCGCGGCGATCCGCCTCATGGTCCCGGACGTTCTGCGGATGCTCGTCGAGAGCCCGCGCTGCATCCGCCGCCGTCGCGAAGCCCGCCGCCTTGCGTGCCTGCCTAAGTCGTTCGCCGATCGTCGCCATAGCAGAACGGTACGCGGCGACGCGTAGCAATGGGCTTTGACGAACGCATAGCAATTCGCTATGCATAGGGCATGCGCCGCTCACACCGCCAGATCGTCGAGGCCATCACCGACGCGGTGATCGCCGAAAAGCTCGGCCTCAAGGCCCACCAGCCGCGCGACTGGCGGCTGCGGGACTCCATCCCGCCCGAATACTGGGGCTCGTTCGAGACACTCGGGTGGTCGAGCCTGTCCGAACTCGCGCAGGCGGTAGAGGACAAGAAGGGCATCCACCGGCCTGACCCGTCCGAGACACCCGTGGCGCCGGCCGCCTGATGCCCGCTCAGTCCACCATGTCCAGGCACTTCCCGCAGGCGCGGCAACCGGCCCTCAGGGCCGCGGCCGTGATCTCGGGGGTCTTCAGCAGGATCACACCCGGGACGGCGCCCCGGGCCCACTTCGGCAGGTCCCTGAACTCCGCCTTGACGGCCTTGCGGCAGAGCTGCCGTTCCGCCTCGTCCACCGCCGCGGTCGCCTTCCGCCCCGCTTCCCAGATCGCGGCTGAGAGATCGAAGTCGATCTTCGGCACACGTTTCACGTTTCCCACCCGTTTCGAACTCGTCTCCTGGTGGAAATTCAGCCCCGGTAAGGCTCAGCTTGTCAACCTCGGCTTTTTGCCGCGCTTGACCTCCGGAGCGATCTGGTCGGCCACGGCGAAGACGCCGTGGACGAACGCGGCGCTCTGCTCGCGCACCTCGGGCGGCCGGCTCGTCGGGGTGGCGATCACGGCCTCGGCGATCCTGGCCAGCACCTTGCGCTCCTTCCTCGAAACGAAGAGAGCCCAGGTCTCGCCCAGGATGCCCATCGCGTCCTCGATCACCTCCGGCGACGCCGGCGGCCGTGCGGATTTCTGCATCTCGACCATCGGATGCATTTCGCCCCGTCGAGGTGACGGGTTTCTGAACGGTTACGGCGAACGCGTCCGTAACCCTACTCCAGACGATATGTCGCAGCGTGATGCGCTGCGCAACGGTCCTCGCGGCCCATTCCCCCAGGATGGACGTGAGACGCGCGGCGCCCGCCCCGCCCTGGGCGCCGCGCACCCCCATTCCCCGGCTTCGGCCGGCCCTGACCTCCTTCATGGCCTGAGCATGTCCCGGGTGGCGGATCGCCGCACCCGAAATGGCGGCCGGAACATCTTGTGTACGGGGCGCGCGGCATGAGCGGCTTCGAACTCCCGCTGAGCAAGGGCCAGGTCGCGCTCGTTGATCGCGAGGACTTCGCGGTCGTCTCGCGGTGGAAATGGAGCGCGCGAGCGGCTCGGTCACGCACCGGAAAGTTCTACGTCGTCCGGACGTTTTCGGAGAACGGCCGGGCATCGACGCTCCTCCTGCATAGGTTCCTTCTGCGGCCACCGGAGGGAGTCCTGGTCGATCACATCAACGGGGATCCACTGGACAATCGCCGGGCGAACCTTCGCCTCTGCAGCCGCCAGGAGAACCGCTGGAACTGCGGTTGCATGAGGCCGGGGAAGAAATTTCTTGGCGTAACGCACCGGCCGCTCAATGCACTGCGGCCCTATTACGCTGACATCAAGATTGACGGCTGCGGCATCCATCTCGGGGCCTTCGCCACCGCCGAAGAGGCGGCCCGCGCCTATGACGCTGCCGCTTACGCCGCCAGGGGCGCGTTCGCGAAGCTGAACTTTCCAGCCGAGGTGATCCATGACGCCGCGTGAGCACTCAAGGCTGGCGCGTGAGCTAATCGCCGCGTGCGGCGGCTTGGAGGAGGCCTGCGCCGCCTGTCGAACGTCCAAATCCGTGCTGTCCACGTACCAGAATCCCAATGAGGCCGCGACGATGCCCGCGCGGGTGATTGCGGAGCTGGAGACCTATGCGGGCCAGCCGCTCTACTCCCGCGCCCTGTTCGAACGCTTCGACGCCCCGAAGGCGCCGGCGGCCGATCTGAGTGCCCAGGCCTGCGCCCTGACCGAAGCGGCGGCCGTCCTGCAGCACACCACCCGCACCGCCCTTGCCGACGGCGTCCTGACGCCGCGCGAGGCCGACGCTCTGGCCAAGGCCGAGAGCGATGTCGAGGCCGCGCTGCATTCCGCGCGCGCGGCCCGTCAAGCCACCGAGGCCGGATCGAGGATGCCGCCGCTCAAGGTGGTCTGAGCTACCGCGCACGCCCGCGTAGTTGGGCGGCGCGGCATCGAGTTGAGGATGGCCCGGCCTCTGATCGGGTCGAACATAGGGGAGGCCCAACGTGGCCCAATCCATCAGCGCGCCAGCCGACAGCGGCAAGCCCGGCATCGGGCACAACGGCGCGCCCCTGACCGACGAGCAGTTCGACGACCTCGTCGCCTACTACACGGTGAAGATCCGGGCCCAGCGCCGGAAGGCCGACGCCAAGAAGGCCGAGTACGACGCCGAGCGCGAGGAGGTGAACGGCCTGTTCGCCCTGGTGAAGGGCGACCTGAAGTACAAGCGCAAGGAGTTCGAGGCGCTTCTCGCGGCCCAGGACCAGACCTCGGCCGAGTTCATGACGGAGGAAGCGCGGCGCTCGCGCCTGTTCCGGGCTGGCGGCCTGGTGGTGGGGCCCCAGCTCGATCTCTTCGCCCCCACGGATACCGCCGGCGACCAGGTGCGGGCCATGGCCGAAGGCAAGCGCGCCTACTACGCCGGCGCCGATCCGGTCCCGCCCAAGCACATCTCGGCGATCCTACACCCGAGCTGGATGGAGGGATGGACCGAGGGCCAGGACGAGGTCGCGGCCAAGATGCAGCGCGCTGAGGCGCTGATCGCCGAGCGGAAGAAGCCGGCCCCGCCGCCGGCCGCAGCCGAGGCCCCGAAGACGGAGGAGGGCGCCGCCCCGCCGGACGAGGAGGAGGTCAAGAAGCAGACCCGGGCGCTGAAGAAGTCCGGCTGGGCGGAGAAGCCCAAGGCCGGCTCGCCCGAGGCGCAGAAGGTGCTGGATCAGGCCCGCGCCGACGAGGCGGCCGACCGCGCGGCCGGCCAGTTCGAGCACGCGGGGGCCTAGATGATCCTGGTCGCCCTCGATCTCGCGACCAACGTTGGAGCCTGTTGGGGAGCCCCCGACAGGCTGCCGACGCTCCTTCACCATCGCCTGCCGTCGACGGGCGATGATGTAGGCGCGTTCCTTGCTGCCTTCGAGGATTGGTTCGTCGAGCTCCTCGACGCCGCCCGACCTGACGAGGTGTGTTTCGAGGCGCCGGTCCTTCCCCGGGCCAAGTTCAACCGCCAGACCAAGAAGGTCGAGGGCGGGGTCAGCCTGATCACCACCCGCAAGCTCCAGGGCCTGGCCGGTGAGGTGGAGCGCATCTGCTTCCGCCGCCAGTTGGTCTGCACTGAGGCGCAGCCGGCCGAGGTGAAGAAGGCGCTGACCGGGAAGGGCAACGCCACCAAGGGCGAGATGGTGCGCGCCTGCCGCGCCTTCGGCCTCTCCCCCTTCACCTACGTCCGCGATGGCGAGGAAGCCTCCGACGAGGCCGACGGGTTCGGGGTCTGGCTCGCGCGCATGCGCATCCGCTGCCCAGAGCACCGCGCCTTCTGGGAAGCCCCGGCTCCCCTGATCGACGGAGTGGTCGGATGACCTTCCCCCGCAAGCCCCTTTCCCCCGCCGAGCTGCAGCGCCTGGACGTGGCGAAGTGGTCCAAGGTCTCCCGCGAGCAGGCCCAGGCGATCGCCGAGGGCTGGAACGCCGGCGTCGACACCGCCGAAACCGACGCCGCGATCCTCGCGACCCTTGCCGAAGGCCAGCACAACGCCGCAGGCCTTGCCGCCTGCATCGGCATCTCGGCGCCCTGGGCCTACACGAGGCTCCGGACCCTGATGGACCGCGGCCACGTCTGTCGTTCCCGGGAGGGCTCGCCGATGGGCGGCCCGTCCATCTACGGCCTCACGGCGGCCGGGCGCGAGATCGCAGCTGGATCCTCCACCCTGCAGGCCGCCGAATGACGGCCCGCCCGCTCAACGACAACCAGCGCGCAGTCCTGTCGACCAGGATGAGCGACGCCACAGCCGGCCAGGTGCTCGGCTGGGCGGTGGCGCGCGTGCGTCGTGAGCGGGAGCCTCTGAAGGCTGAGGCCACGGCGCCGGCCGCCGCGGAGGCGGCGCCCCCCCCCCATAGCGGAGGAGCCCACAGCGCCGCCCGTGGCGCCCGCGCCTCCGCCTCATCCCCCGGAGCACGAGCCCATGCCTGAGCCCTCCGACTCCGTCTCGCCCGCCAAGCTCCGGTTCTCCCGCTGGTTCCTCCGGGCCGGCTGGTCCATCGCCGAGACCGCCCGCCTGTTCGACCTCTACCCGCATGAGCTTGGGGCGGCGCTGGCCAGGGATGAGAGGAGGACCGCGTGACCGACGCCTACACCGACTTCCTAAAGGCAAAAGCGGTCGCGGCGCCCTCGACCGGATTCCACGTTGACCAGGACGAGCTGCACCCCTGGCTGAAGCCGCACTGCAAGGCAATCGTGCAGTGGGGCCTCGCCGGCGGCTCACGCGCCTACTTCACCGCCTACGGGCTGCACAAGACGTCGATGCAGCTGGAAACCTTGCGCCAGATCGTGCGGCGGAAGGGCGGCCCGGCCCTGGTGGTCGCGCCGCTGGGCGTGCGGCAGGAGTTCTTCCACGACGCCGGCAAGCTCGGCATGGAACTGCCCTTCATCAGGTCCGAGGCCGAGATCCGAGAGGACGCGGTGCACCTGGTCAATTACGAGACCATCCGCGACGGCAAGATTGATCCCAAGCTATTTATCGCGGCCTCGCTGGACGAGGCCGACGTGCTCAGGAGCTACGGCTCCAAGACCTTCCAGGAGTTCCTGCCGGCGTTCGAGGGAGTGCCGCATAAGTTCGTCGCCACTGCCACGCCCTCGCCGAACCGCTTCAAGGAGCTGATCCACTACGCCGGTTTCCTCGGTGTGATGGACACCGGCCAGGCGCTCACCCGCTGGTTCCAGCGCAACAGCGAGAAGGCCAACGACCTGACCCTCTTCCCCCACAAGGAGGAGGAGTTCTGGCTCTGGGTGGCCAGCTGGGCGATCTTCCTGCAGCAGCCCTCGGAACTCGGCTTCTCCGACGAGGGCTACGTCCTGCCGGAGATGGAGATCCGCTGGCACGAAGTCGCCGCCGACCTGGGGGACGCCGGCGAGGACAGGGGCGGCCAGCTCAAGCTGCTCCGCGACGCCGCCATCGGCGTGCAGGAAGCCGCGCGCGAGAAGCGCGACACGCTGCGAGCTCGGGTCGCCAAGCTGAAGGAGATTCGGGAGGCTGAGCCGGAGAACCATTTCCTGCTCTGGCACGACCTCGAGGATGAGCGCCGCGCCATCGAAGCGGCCGTGCCCTCGGCGGTGAGCGTCTACGGTTCCCAGGACCTCGAGGAACGCGAGGCGGCCATCCTGGGGTTCAAGGAGGGCCGGATCACCGATCTGGCCGCCAAGCCGGTCATGCTGGGCGCCGGCGGCAACCTGCAGGCGCACTGCCACCGGGCGATCTTCGCCGGCATCGGCTTCAAGTTCCGCGACGTGGCCCAGGCCTGGCACCGCATCCAGCGCTTCGGCCAGGCCAAGAAGGTCGTGATCGACATGATCTACGCCGAGACCGAACGGGAAGTCCGGCGCGAGTTCGAGGCGAAGTGGGCGCGCGACCAGGAGCTCCGGGCCCGGATGAGCGAGATCATCCGGAAGTATGGGCTGAACCGCGCCGCGAGCGTTCAGGCCATGCAAAGGCGCGCGATCGGTCTGGAGCGCCAGGAAGCCGCCGGCGACGCCTGGACGGCCGTGAACAATGACTGCGTGGCCGAGACCCAGACGATGGCCAGCGACAGCGTCGGCCTGGTGGTCACCTCCATCCCCTTCGGGACGCAGTACGAGTACTGCGAGAGCTACAACGACTTCGGCCATAACGACGACAACCCGGCCTTCTTCCGGCAGATGGACTTCCTGACGCCGGAGCTGTTCAGGATCCTGCAGCCGGGGCGGATCCTGGCGGTCCACGTCAAGGACCGCATCCTCTTCGGCGCTGTCACAGGCTTGGGCTTCCCGACCGTCGACCCCTTCCACGCCGACTGTATCGCTCACTACCGGCGCCACGGCTTTGCGCTGATGGCCGTCCGCACGATCGAGACGGACGTGGTCAGGGAGAACAACCAGACCTACCGGCTTGGCTACACTGCCATGCGCAAGGACGCGACGGTCATGGGGGCGGGCTCGCCGGAATACGTCCTGTTCTTCCGCAAGCCCCAGAGCGACCGCAGCCGAGGCTTCGCCGACGTGCGGGTCACGAAGAGCGAGGACGAGTTCAGCCTCGCCCGCTGGCAGGTCGACGCCGCGGCGTATTGGCGTTCCAGCGGCGACCGTCTCCTGACGGCCGACGAGTTGGCGGCCTTTCCCCCCGAGACCCTGGCCAGGGCCTTCCGGGCACAATCAGGCCGGGGGATCTACTGCTACGAGGATCACGTCCGCCTAGCCGAAGCGCTGGCGGCCAAGGACGCCCTGCCCAAGACCTTCGCCGCGCTGAGCCTGGAATCTCCGACGGGCGATGTCTGGACGGATGTGGTGCGCATGCGGACCTTGAACGCCGACCAGGCGGCCAAGGGGCGCGAGAAGCACGTCTGTCCCTTGCAGCTGGACGTGGTCGAGCGGGTGATCCGCTTGTACTCCAACAAGGGCGACCTGGTGTTCGACCCCTTCATGGGGATCGGCACGGTGCCCTACAGCGCGGTCAAGCTCGGCCGTCGCGGCCGCGGGGTCGAGCTGGAGGCAAAGTACTGGCGCGACGCCGTTTGGTACTGCCGCCAGGCGGAGGCTGAAGCCAGCACGCCGTCGCTGTTCGATCTCGCGCCTGTCGGGGAGGCCGCCTGATGCCCCCCGACGGCAACCACATCTGGCAGGGGAGGGAGAATGAGACCACCGCCGCGCAGGTCGCGCTAGAGGCCGAGCACGCCTTGATCGGCGCCCTGCTGCTGGAGCCGTCCATGACCGCCTCGGCCGGCGCGCTTCGGCCCGAGCACTTCTACGAGCAGGTCCACGGCGAGGTGTTCCGGATCCTGGCCGAGGAAGCCGCAGCGGGCCGCCAGGCCGACGTTGTCGGCGTCTGGGACCGGATCAAGCACCACCCGGCCGCCCAGCAGCTCGGGGGCATCCGGTATCTGGCGGACCTCGTCGACCACGCGCCCCAGATCGCCAACGTCCCCGACTATGCCGCGGCTGTCACCGAATCATGGGCCAAGCGCGCGTTCCTGCAGCTGTCCGGCGAGGCTCAGCGGGAAGTCAGGACCGGGGGCATCCCGGCGGCCCAGATCATGGCCGCGATGCGCCGCGAGATGGAGGCGCTGGAGGCCTGCGCGGCCCCGGAGGACGCCTCCATGATCTCTGCTCCGGATGCGGCCCTGGCCGCCCTGGAGGCGCTGCGGGAACGCGTCAGCTCCGGCAAG